ACGGATCGTTTGTCACCTCTTTACCACCTGATGACGTTATTACTGATTTGACTGCATCGATGGCAGGAACAATATTTTACACTCAAGGTCAATGGGGCGTCAAAGCAGGAGAATTTACGTCATCCGTTTTGGCACTTACCGAGGATGATTTAAGAAGTAATTTACAAGTTAATACAAGGCACAGTCGCAGGGATAATTTTAATTCTGTTACTGGTATGTTTGCAGGGCCAGAAACAGATTATCAGCCGACAGACTTTCCACAGCTTGTTTCAGACACTTTCGAAACAATAGATGGCGGTGAAAGAGTGGTTCAAGATATTCCTTTGCCGTTTACCAACACTTCAACGATGGCGCAAAGGATTGCAAAGATTGCGCTGTTTAAAAATAGAGAACAGCTAACAATATCTGGCACGTTCGGACTTAGAGCCTTACAGCTTCAAATAGGTGATGTTGTTAGTGTGACAAACACAAGGCTTGGATTTAGTAGCAAAACATTTGAGGTTGCAGATTGGCGGTTTGGAATTAGTCAAGATAAGGCGTTAGAAGTCACCATGACTTTGCGTGAAATAAGTTCTGCCGTTTACGATTGGAATGCAGAAGAAATAGCCTTTGAACTTAATTCAACAACTTTGCCAAGTGCAACCGATCTCCCAACTGTTGGGCTTGGAGTGGACTTTGATTTGCGAGTAGTCAATCAAGCAGCCGTTGGTGTGCTTATAATTGAGGTTACATCTAACGAGCCATATGCAGTTGAATTTGAGGCTCAATACAAACGCACAAGCGACACTAATTTTATTTCTGTTGGTAAGCAAAGAAACGGATTATTCGAGGTCACTGGTTTAGGTGATGATAATTATGACGTAAGAGCTAGAGCGTTTAATGCTTTTGGCGCGGCAGGGCCGTTTACTTCAACGGCAGGAAAGCAATTATCAGCCTTTGCAACTCCTCCCGATAACGTGACAAACTTCACTGGTAACGTAACAGGTAACTCTCTCAACTTATCATGGACACCAGTAAGCAACTTAGATTTGTCACATTACAAGGTTAGGTATTCATCAGAAACATCAGGAGCAAGTTATCAAAACGCTGTTGATATAGTCGATAAGATTTCCAGACCTGGAAACACGGCTGTCGTTCCTGCTAAAACAGGAACATATTTTATCAAGGCTATAGATAAAATAGGCGGTGTTTCGGCTGCGGCTGCAAGTTTTGTTGTGCTAGTCGATCCCAACAATGTCGAAAACTTCAACGCTATTCAAACAATACAGGAAGATCCAGTATTTGCAGGAACTAGAAGCAATGTCGTGGTGCTAGAGGATGCTGAAGGTGATTATTTAGCTTTGGATACCGTAGATCAATTTGATAGCGGTTCAGGCAACTTTGATGATGCTCTTGGTTTGTTTGATGGGTTTTCTGGCACAGTTGCATCTGGTATATATGATTTTAATACAACAGTTGATTTTGGTGAGGTATATACGAGCCGAATATACCCTAAATTTAAGGTGGATTATTTAGATTATGTTAACGATTTCGACAGTGCCGTTGGCAACTTTGATGATCGTCAGGGAAATTTTGACGGTGATCCTGCCCAGTTTGACGTAACATCAGCTAGATTTGAGTTGCGCCATACTAACGATGATCCATCAGGTTCACCAACTTATACAGCGTTTCAGCCGTTCATCGTTGCAGATATAACAGCAAGAGCTATGCAGTTTCGTTGCATATTAGAATGCACAAATGGCGCTGCTTCTCCTGCTATTCGACAACTTAGGGCTGAAATAGATATGCCAGAGCGAACACAATCAGAAGTCGATATTACATTCACTGGCACAAAGAGCGTAACTTTTCCGACTAAGTTTAAGGGTGTTCCTGCTATTGGATTGTCGTTGGCGAACTTGGCAGATGGTGAGAGATATGTTATTACGAACAAAACCAGAGCAGGATTTGATATAGAAGTATTTTCTGGTAGTAGTACAAGCACAAACTCAGTTACACTTGACTATGTGGCTAAAGGATTTGGTAAGGAGATCGTTTAAATGGCACAACATGATATGAACATAGCTAATCAGGGATTTCCTGCTACGAGGGCTGATTTAAACAATGCCTTGCAAGCTATAGCAACAAATAATTCTGGCACATCTGCACCTAGCACAACTTTTGCTAATCAATGGTTCTACAATACAAGCACTAATAAGTTATTTATTAGAAACGAAGCCAATAGCGCGTTCATCGAAGTTGCAACATTAGATCAAACTAATAACGAATGGCAGATAACAACAGGAGTAATTCAAGCTAAAGATGGTGATGGTCTTGCGCTAAAAACCGATGATGGAGTGGTCAGGCTTTTTATCAGAGATAGCGATGGAAATGTTGGAATAGGTACTAACAACCCAAGTTATGGAGCGTTGCATATAGCTGATGGTAATTCTGACATTGATATGGATGCAAATGGGTCTGGTCAGCTTCACATAGATGGTAATGGTTACGGATTTGGCGTTGCTTTAAATTCAAGTGGAGCGCAGATATACACAAACACAGCGTCTAGAGACATTATTTTTGGTGTTAATGAAACAGAACGCATGAGGATTACGGATGTTAATGTCGGAATCGGCGAAGACACCCCAAACACACTTTTGCATCTAAAAGGAACCGTTCCAATCATCAGATTAGAAGACAGTGACACAAGCGCCTATGGTCAAATAAGTGCATCAAGTGGTGACGGTAATTTATTCCTTATGGCTGACGAAGGTAATAGTAAAGCAGCTTCAGGCATTAGATTTCACATTGATGGTAGTCACGTTGGAAGGTTTGAGAGCAATTATTTGTTAGTCGGAATGACCTCAAACAGTATAACAGGAACAGGAATCGGCTTGGTTCGTGATGGTACTAGCCATTTTTATTCGGGAGGCATTAACACTCTTGAACTTGGAAGAGGAACAACTGACGGTAGTATATTAGCATTTAATCGATCTGGATCGCCTGTCGGACGTATTGCAGTTGATGGAGCAGGAGTCTATTTTGGAGATTCTGATACTGGAATTTATTGTGATGGCGCTCAAAATGCTATACTTCCCGGAAATACAAATACTCCTGCGACAAGTAATCGTGTTTTAGACTTAGGTAATGCAAGTGCTAGATGGGATGATATTTTTGCTGATAGTGCCACAATCAACACATCTGATGAAAGGGAAAAGCAAGACATTGCATCACTTACTAGCGCAGAGATTACTGCTGCTACAGCCATTAGCAAACTATTTAAAACATACAAATGGAAAACAAAGGTGGTTGAAAAAGGTGACGCTGCTCGAACACATAGCGGAGTAGTTGCTCAAGAAGTAGAGCAAGCCATGACTGATGCAGGGTTGGACGCAAGCAAGTATGGTTTCTGGTGTTCTGATACTTGGTGGGCAAAAGATGTTGAGGTTGCTGCTGTTGAAGCAGACGAAGAAAGAGGCATAGAAGCAAAAGACGCTTTCACTAAAACGGTTAATTATAAAACAAAAGAAGAAGCACCAGAGGGCGCAACTGAGCAAAACGTAAAAGGTATTCGTTACCCAGAGTTACTAGCTTTTGTAGGCGCAGCAACAGAGCAGAGATTGACTAGCATAGAGGCTAGGCTAACTGCGCTAGAAGGTTAATATGAATAAACGGAGCGCGGCATCAGCCCATGAACGCATAGATGGCTTAGAAAAACAGTTAGTGGCGCTGCAAACTACTGTCGATATTCAAATGCGTGATTTATTCAATAGGGTGAAAAGATTAGAATATATGTATCTTGCCACTTCTGGTTTTATTATTGCTCTGTTGTTAAGGATTACATTGGTGGGGTGATGTCATGGATCTGCCTAAAGTAAATATTTTAACCGCAGGAACTATGGTAGTCGCTACGGTGGGAACAATCAGCGGAGCCATCTGGTATGCCTCAAGTCAAGCGTCAATCATCGAAGGGCTAACAGAGCAAGTTGAAACGCTGACTATAGAGAATAATGCCACAGACAGAACAAACCTTATTCGTGATGTAGAAAACAACACAGAACAAATAGACGAAATTATTGAATATATAATTGAGGTTGAGGAGGATGGCGGTGTAACGATTGAAAAAATATACACTACCATTGATGATCTTGAGGATTCGATCTACTCAGAATTTGAGGACGTATACGAAACGCAAGAAGGTTTCCTTCTTCAATTCAATCAGATTATAAAATTACAAGCTAGAATTAAAACATTAGAAAACACAATGGAATACCTGACAAGACGCCCTATGAACTCTGATGGGAGATAAAAAATCGATCCTATTAGTTTATTATCGTCAATCAAATTAGGCGTTACCGCAGGAAAATCTTTAGCCTCTCTCAGCAAAGAAATCGGTAACTTTTTTGATGCTACGGATAACGCAAAGAAGCGATTACAAAAGAAGGGTGTCACTACTAAAGACGTCAAAAGTGAGGCTTATTCAAGGTGGGCGGCAGAAATCCAAGCCGCAGAAGCTGAACAGCAGCTTAAAGAGTGGGTTTGTGACGTAAGGCAATCAGGATTAGGCCCATCTCATTGGAACACTTTATTGAAGATCCGAAGGGAAGTTCTAGCAGAAAAGCGCGAAGCAGAGCGTCTAGCGAAGCGTGAGGCACAACAAAGGGCTGACTTGGCACTTACCACGGCGTCAATCATTTTGCTTCTCACAGCGGCTTTTATTGGCTCTACTTGGTATCTCCATCATATGGGGTGGATCGATGTAAGGGATTATTTTAGATGATTTATGTTTTAGTATTCTTGCATTTTGTTAACACTGATCATCTGAAATATTATCAGATCGAGACATTCAGCGATAAAGAGGCTTGTGAACAGGAACGACAGAAAAGCAGGGTTTTGATTACGCATCGTTCACAAGAGACTGTATGCCTTGAAATTGTTGCAGATTAAGCGTGGCGTCTATGCCGTATATACAGATGATTTAAAAAGGGTTATTATAATCACAACCAATTTAAGCATAGCAAGGAGATATTGTTATGACAGAGTTTGATAAGTTAGATACCGATAATGATGGATCATTGTCTAAGGATGAATTTGCTAAATTAGACGTACTCAATAAACGATTAACCATTCAAGATGCAGACGCTAAACGTAACCTGGAGCGAAAGCTAGTTACAATGTCAGCCTTGGGTTTAGTGTTATATCCATTCATAATTCTATTAGCTTCCGTGTTGGGTTTCGATACAGCCGCAAGTTTAATCACAGATATAGCAAGCGTTTATGTAGTGGCTGCATCCGGTACGGTTGTCGGCTACATGGGTGTGAACGCAATCAGGGAGAAAAATCAGTGAAGATGGAGGCTAAAAAATGAGCATCGTCAATAGTCTTATAGGACCAGTTTCAGGACTACTGGACAAAGTCATTGAAGACAAAGATCAAAAGGCAGCACTCGCGCACGAAATCGCAACGATGTCGGACAAACACGCGCAAGAACTCGCGTTGGCACAGATTAGCGTCAACGCAGCGGAAGCGGCATCTGGAAGCCTTTTTAAAGGTGGGTGGCGTCCTTTCTGTGGTTGGTGTTGTAGCCTTGCATTTGGCTATCATTTTCTTGGTTTGCCTATTACCCTTTTTGTAATGGGTGCGATGGGTGCAGAAATACCTGATTTGCCAGAGTTCGATATGGGAACGCTCTTAACTGTTCTTGGCGGTATGCTTGGCATAGGTGGTCTTAGAACATATGAAAAGCAGAGGGGTATAACCAAATGAGTTCAGCAATGAAACTACTTCAAACCAAGTGTGGAGCCGTTGCTGATGGCGCATTTGGCCGGAATACTGCTAAAGCAATCTGCAAACATTATGACCTGTCAGCCAAGAGAGGAGCGCACATACTTGGCCAAGCAAGCCATGAAAGCGGTGGGTTTAAGCGAACCAAGGAAAGTTTATATTATAGCACTCCTGAAAGAATACAGTCAGTTTGGCCAACCAGGTTCAAAACCGTTGAAGATGCCAAGCCATTTGCAAAGAACCCTGAAGCGTTAGCCGGTAAGGTTTATAAACGTGCGGAACTTGGGAACCTTACGGAGAAAGATGCAATCACGCACATTGGCAGAGGTTATCTTCAGGTCACTGGCAAGGCAAATTATAGATCTTTTGCATCGGATATGAGATTGCCGAAGGTTATGGATGATCCATCTTTGCTAGAAACTGAGTATGCTTTTGAAAGTGCTTTATGGTTTTTCCGTGCGAATAATCTGTTAACTATTTGTGATCAGGGTGTTGATGATGACACCATCAAGACAATCAGTCGAAAGATCAATGGAGGTTATCACGGTCTAGCTCACCGGCAAGAAGAAACCAAGAAGATTTATGGTTGGTTGACTAGCTAATTAAAAGTGGGGAATGTTGAATCAGAACACTCCCCACAAACACATCACCATAATGATTACAAAAAAGGTGTGTGCTATTCTTAATAAAAGCGTCACCAAGGTCTTAGTTTAGGTTTAACTAGTTTTGAATAAACATGGCTAACATCACAATAACCTTCTTCACCATTTACTTGATCATAAATCGTGCCAGTTCCAAGCAAGACATTCCAACATTCTGCTTCACTTGGAAACCATACGCTGAATTGCATTGAATGTTCAGCTATTGAATAAACGATGGTCAATAAAGTATAAAATTCCATTTCACTGCTCTTTTCGATATGTTATCATTTTGTCAGGGGTAGGCATATTTATTCGCTAAGTTTATTGAGGCAAAACTGTTCTCCCAGACAGGTCATGCCTACCTCACGATTTCCATTCTTGGGTTAGGTGCGAAAAAGTCCATCTGGCGATTTTCCTGATAAATTCGTTCACAAGCCATTTCAAAAGTTCTTTCATCCTTTTCTATTCCAATATAATTAAATCCCAATTTATTGCAGACTATTCCCATTGTGCCGCTACCCATGAAAGGATCAAGCACAGATGTTTCTGCACAAAGTTCCGTTAACTGTTGGATCAGTGGTAATGGCTTCGTCCAACTCCCTAAATGATCCTTGTTCATTCTTGGATGTTCATAAACTGATTTAAGTTGCTTGCGTTGTTTTGGGATATATTGCCTGTCTCCAAGATCATTATCTTTCCCAATGTAAGACCTACCTTTTTTGATTGCAGTTCCGGCGTCTTTGTTTGCTTCTCCAACATCAGCTTCATTTGTGTGGCCGTAAATCAGAATATTTTCATGGCACATTAGCGGCAACTTATTCGAAATCCATCTACCATCTTTGAAGTGCCAAATAACCTCAGAGCGCGGTTTCCCAAACTGATCAGTCACCTTTTCCCTATTCTGGAAGTTAGTGAAGCAAATAAGACTTTGCCATTGTGGAAGGCTAATATTAGCCCATGCGTCAAATGGTGGATCAAGAAAGATTAAATCTTGCTCCGGCAAATCACACATCAATTCATGGCAATCACCATGCAACAATGTGCAAAATCCTATTTGCTGTTGTTTCACTATTTTTCCCTTTTACCGTTATTCTTATGCAGTTTAAATTTATTCTCGGCTGATATGTTTTTTGTATTGCCATGCAAAGTTTTTCTTACTTTGTCTTTGTCCAGTTGTGCCGACAAATTCATCAATTTAGCGGCTTCCTTTTCACTAGCCTTCCGGCCAAACGTATCTTCAAACAGTTTTAATAAATTCATACGTTATATCCCTCGTCTCTGAGCCGTGTAATAAGGGTTTCTAGTCCTTGCTTTGCCACACTGTATTCAACTTTTACATCTATTGTGGCGTCCTTAGAATGAACCTCTTGGCCTAATCTATCTACTGTTTTGATTAGTGTCTGTCTGATCTCCCGATCTCTTGGTGAAATATCCATCTGCTTTCTCCTCACAATTTGGGCATGATATTAATCTTACCTCAACTTTGCCAAAGTGCGGCATAAAAAATATCGGATAAATTGTCTTTACCTCTATCTTGCCCGATCCATTACATCTTTTGCAGATCACTTTCGTTTTGCCTTTACTGTAAAATTTACAAAATGATCGCTTAACTGGTATTTTCTTGGCGATAAACAAAGCTGAAGAAATTCCCTTAATTCTTTTTCATTAGGTTCATAAGGATCATTTACATCAGTTTGAATGGTGATCTCAAATTTACGTTCCATTTTCCACACTCCCTATTGGACAAAAAAGCTATCAATGTTAGTTGCAATAATCGTCATAAAGATGATCGCTATAATGAAAATGATGATGTCCTGTTTATCAAGCATTCTACTTCCCTTTTCTTCTGTCATTGAGTTCAGCAATCAATTCATCAATCTTGCTGTCTAGTTCTGCAATAGATGCCGCATCTTCTGTCGGATGCTCTTGCATCTGTTTGGTGTGTTCCTTTGCCGCCAATAAACATCTTCTGGCTTGGTCAATCTGAAACACATACTGATTATTTATGTATTCGTAATTCATGCTCGATCCTTCAATATCTCAGGCTTGTCATCATTGGCCAATAGTTCGATGACCTTTTTGTTAAGGCTGACAAGATCAAAATCTTCACCATGCTCACGAATTAATTCATGCGATAGCCTTGTAACTTCTTCTAGTTCACTGGCTGTATGAGGCGCATGATAACCACCAGTTATTGCTTGCCACAAATGACAGACGTAAAGTTCTTCGTTTGTTGGCTCATAATAATAGCTGTCAGGTTTTTCGAATAATGGGTTTGTCATTTTATTTGCCTTTGCTGTTTGATTAATACTAAGATAATACTATTTTCATCCTATTACAATACTAATGACGTAACGTAACTTTAAAAATATTTTGGGTCACTGATCTTGAAATAGGATTAATTTAGTATTATCTTAGTATTATAAATAATGAGCAAAGGAGTATGAATGAATATAAAACCACATATGTATGTTCAGAAATATCGCGGAGCATGGTGGACAATCATTAGCCATGAAAGTGAAAAGATGAAAAGTATTTTTCCTGATCGTCATAATAGATTTTCGACTAAGGAAAAAGCACTGCAATCTGCTGAACGATACTTAAACAATGAGGCTATAGATAACCTTCATGTTTTTGATGATAAGGGAAATCATGTTAAAACTCAGGCTATTTGTATAATCAGACCGGATGACATCAATGAACATCAATGATTTAAATCCGGAAACCATTGCAAAACTTGGATTGCAAAAAGAAGCAGCCAAGCCGCGTGAATACAAATTCACCAAAGACATGGTTAGATCGAACTCGCTGAATGTTATGGCGGTTATATCTAAACTGTCTCAGATGGAAAGACGGCGTGTCCTCGAACATTGCCTGAAGATTAACGAAGTATAACTAGAAGGGCTTAACAGCCCTTCTTAACTGAAGGAGAATAAATGAAGAAGGAAAGTCGGGTGGTTATGTCAGACCCACAACATGAGGTGTTGACACTGGCCGCCAACAAGTCGGGAATGCCTTTGTCAACTTATCTCAGGGTTTGCGCTTTGAATGATGCGACTAAGCAAGGCATTCGAACCGTCTATGATAATCAAGGCGATTGGAGTGTGGTATTCGATGCGGCACAACAATCAAATTCTGTGATTGATGACGGCGATGGCTAACAGTAGGAACAAGGGTGCGAAATGGGAACGTGACCTGGCTAAATTGTTATTCTTAGAATTGGGTATCAATTTTACCAGAAACCTAGAGCAATATAGAACCGCAGAAGGCGGCGATTTAATCCCAGATGACGAGCAATTCCCTTTTTCCATTGAAGCCAAACATTATGCAAATGGACGCGGCTGCAAAAAAGAATGGTGGGCGCAATCCGAAAAGTCGGCAATAGCCGCAAACAGAATGCCATGTGTCATCTATAAATATGATCGCTACCCTCCAAGGGCAGTTGTCAGTTTGGAAGCCATTGCAAAGATATATGGTAAGCAAGACGATGGCGAGATATTGGTGGAACTCTCGATTGAAGGGTTTTGCTATCTAGTAAGGGAAATAATGAACTATGGCAAAATATGAGTTCACAATAACTGAAGAAGAAAGAGCAATGTTCGTTCGGTTATTGGAGAAAGAGTTAGAAGAAAAGATGGAAAATCTAATCGTTCTAAAACGTCTTAAAAAAGAAAGTGACGAAAAACTTGCACGATTAGAACAGGAAGTCAGAAAGAAGGGGAAACAATGATCAGGAATGATTTAAGTAATGCCGACTATCATGCTTCGGATGGCATCAGTTCATCAGATGTTAAGACAGTCCTGTTGGAAAGCGTTTGGCACTGGCATCACAAGGTTCACAAATCAAGTCCGGCAATGGATATTGGAACTGCCGTGCATGACATAAGGCTTGAAGGTGGCAAGAATATTATTAGAGGACCGGAAACCAGACGCGGCAACGCATGGAAAGAAGCCGTGACTGAAGCAGACTTCACCAAGAAACTTTTGCTGACTGAAGGTGATTATGACAAGTCTCAAGCTATTGCAGCAACATTGCTAGAAGATGACGTTTGCAAAAAGACACTGGAAGCACCAAACGCAAAGATCGAGCATAGCATATTTGTGGAGTGTCCGGAGACAGGATTAAAGTTGCGATGCCGTCCGGATTTATATGACCCTGATAAAAAAGTGATGGCAGATATTAAATGCACTCTTGATCCATCACCTCAAGGCTTTGTCCGGCAATGCTATAAATATCGGTATGACGCACAAAGTTTTTTCTATACCTATGTTGCAGAACTGGCCGGATGGGAAGTCACACACTTTGCATTCTTGGCAGCCGGTAACACAGAACCCTACATTTCACATATGCACATTATGTCGATGGATGCCATGCAGTTGGCCAAAAACGATGTGATGAGGGCATTAAAAGAGATTGCTGAAGCAAAACAAACCAACAGCTATAAGACCGGTTGGGATCGCTTCACAATGCTAAATCCACCCAAATGGATGGCAGATAACCTAGACTTTGATAAAGGAGAATAAATCAATGGCAAACCCTAACTTCAAGAAATTCATGCTGCATGATAAGCAGTTGCAATATCCTAAACTCGATCAAACCTATAAATGGGATAACCAGAAGGAAACATCGGAACCGTGCATTCAAACTGCAAATCAGGCATCTTGGTCATGCGGTTTTATGGTGTCATCAGAAGAAGCTCAAAAGCTATGGAAGGAATTGCAAGCGCATTTTAACGAGCGTAAAGCGGCTGATCCTTCTATTGGCACATTCCAAAATGTATTTGGCATGAAGAAGCGTGATGATGGAACAGTTATCTTTTCAGCTAAAAGGAACGGCACTAAGGCAGACGGCACATTAAACGAGGCTCCAAAGGTGCTAGACGGCAATCTTAATGATCTTGCAGATAAAAGGATTTGGAGTGGATCAGTCGGCACGTTAAGAGTTCTGGCTTACCCAAGCAAAAACCCAAGAGATAACACAACAGGGATCAGCTTATTATTGGACACTGTTCAAGTCACGAAAGCCGTTTACAGAACTGATGATGACTTTGAAAAGAAGCATATGGAAGTCGAAGGTCAACCGGAACAACCGGCAGAAAACAGTGTTGAGGCTGATTTTAAGCCTGTTGGAGAGACTAAACCCGATCCATTTGGTTTGCCGCCATCGAAACAACCAGACGCAACTGGTGGGGCATCTGAGGCTGATAACAAAGCACCACAACCGGATTTTGATGACGAAATACCGTTTTAAGGTTATAGAAGAAAAAGGAGCCGCATAAAGGGGGGTGCGGCTCCAGTTCAATGACATACCAGATAACGAGCAAGGTATAAGGGGTTTATACGACATATGGATAATAAAAGCAAATACCCAACTATATATTGGGGTGAATACTCTGACAGCATAATAAATAAGTATAATCTAAAGCAAACGGTTAAGGGAGAATATCACGGAAGTTGTCCGGCTTGTGGCGGCACTGATCGGTTCTGGATCAAAGAACATCAAGGATTGGTCAAATGGTTTTGCCGTCAATGTGATGATTTTAAGCAGATCAAAGAAGAAATGCAGCATGATGGCGTTCTCCCAACTCAACAGGAAGCAGAACGATGGGAACCGGTTGCAGTCAACGATCTATCCGATTTCAAGAAGATCGAGCCATATCACGTTAGAAAAGGCATTGATCTTCATGGAGCCGTTCAAGTCGGATCGGATATAGTCGTTCCCATTGTGGACATAAATGGCAAACGTGTAAATCAACAAACAATCACACCAGACGGCAAAAAGAAGTTCAAACAGGGCGCACCAGTTGAAGGAAACTTCTTAGTCGTTGGCGGTAAGTTGACCGGCTGTATTCACTCTCAATAGCGGTAACTTAGTCAAGGTGGCCAAACTATTGCAGGAGGCGAGGCCAGAATGTCGGTTCATTGTGGCGGCTGATAACGATGAAGCCGGTATTAAGGCGGCAAAAGAAACAGGTTTGCCCTATCGTGCGCCAAGAGAAACCGGAGCCGATTGGAACGACATCATGCTTAAACACGGTAATCTAGCCGTGGAGAAAGAACTGAAGCGTGTCAGAATGCCGAAACCCTTATTCATGCCTTTGGGTGAGTTGGATTTTAAGGCTCCTGAGTGGCTTATAGATGGACTGATAGAGACTAACACATTCGCGGTCTGCTTTGGTTCTCCGGCAGCCGGTAAAACATTCTTAGTCTTGGATATGGCTTTATCTATAGCTACTGGCAACAAGTTTCATGATCATGAGGTTAAACAAGGTGCAGTCTTTTATATTGCCGGTGAAGGTCACAACGGTTTTGCTCGAAGGGCGGCAGCTTGGTCGAAGGATCGCCAAACAAGCTTGAAGGGTGTGCCATTCTTTAAGTCTAGTCGTGCCATCATTATGACTGAAGATAGCGGTGTGACAGAGTTAATTGATACCATTGATGCAATGGTGCAGGAGCATGGCGAACCTCAGTTAATTGTTATTGACACATTAGCCAGGTCAATGGGCGCGGCTGATGAAAATAGCACAAAAGATATGGGAGCAATGATCAGAGCCGTTGACGATGTTCGTGATGCGTATGACTGCACAGTTCTGGCTGTTCACCACACCGGCCATAGTTCGGCAGCCAAGGATCGAGCTAGAGGATCGTCTGCATTGCTTGGCGCGGTGGACGCAGAATTTAAGGTGGAGAAATGGGGTGATGATGCTAACAATAAAGTCGAGGTAAAGTTTACCAAAATGAAGGATGCAATGACACCAGAACCAATGAACTTTCTGCACAGACAGGTTGAGATTATCGGATCAGACTTGCAGACATCCACCAGTGTTGTGCTAGATATTTGTCAGGATAGCCGTCCGAAGTTTGCAGATAAAAGGCTCACTGGACACAAGAAAAGATTTATGGATGCGTTCAATGAAGCTAGAGGAACGGACAGCCAAATACCCATCGAAAACGTCCGGACATTGTTCGAAAAATCGCTTGTCCAAGTGTCGGACTTAAAATCGGACAATTATGCCAGAACATTCCAACGGACATTTCAAGAGTGTCAGGACGCAGAGTTAATTTCTTCTGATGAAACAATGGTTTATGCGAAATCGGACAAATCGGACATTTAGCGGACAGTCCGGATTTTGTCCGGCGTCATTAACCGGACGGACAGGACAAAACCCTTTAGGGTTTGTCCGATTGTCCGAATGACAGGAAATGTCCAATGGACTTAGAAAGTAAATTGATTAAAATAGATTGTCTTTTGGAGTTAGATGGTTTCTTGAACCGGAGGGAAATATTTAAGATATTCGATGATGCAGTGTTTCCAGAATGGACGGCAGAAGAACGCAACATGATTTTAAATAGAAAGTATGAGTTGGAGCGAAGGAATGCAGCTAGAAGAAAATAGAACGCGGTGGGCAGTTTATGGTGATGTTCTCAAGATTTGGTATAATGGCGATCTGGTTGGTGAAGTTCCGTTAAAGGAGTTTCCACACCTGATTGTTGACCTGGCTAAAGCATTGCGACATCAGACTGTAAAATGATAAAAAAATGTGCTATCATGTTGGTGGACATTTACCTCCCTGCAAGAGACAGTCTTACACAGTCCGTCCTTTTGCTCAAATACTGTCTCTTAAACTGCCCTGCCTTTACTGGTGGGGCTTCTTTTGATAGGAGTTGAAACATGGTGATGTCGTTCAGGTTCAGTTCGAATAGTAAACAGGTCAATGCTAAGATGTCCAATATGGTGGCAAGGCAGATGCCATTTGCAACCGCCAAGTCATTGACACTGGCATCCAAAACCTTGGTGGAACAGAATAAGCGAGACATCACAACAATATTTAGCAATCCAACTGCATGGACTAAAAACGCATTCTTCTTCATACCGGCTAGAAAAAATAATCCCAGAACTATTATCAAGCGGAAGGATCGAGCCAGTGGAACATCATCTAACACAGTTCCATCCAAGCAACATTATCTAGAGGTTCAACAGCAAGGCGGTGGACGATCTCCCAAAGCGTTTGAGGGTGCAATAAGGAACAGGGGCAAGGGCGCGTCAAAGTTCCGTTATGCCACTCCTACAAAAGATACGCGGCTCAATGCTTCAGGTAATATGACAAGGAATAACATTAATAAGATACTGGCCGGAGTAACGCAAAAGGGTGGCAAGTTCTTTATACCTAGCTCTAGTCATCCGTTAGCTTTGCGCGGTGGTGATGGTGTATTCGAACGAATGGCCAAGAATAAAGTTAAGAAGCGTTTACACTTGACCAATGCTATCCCATCGTATCGGCCACAGTTCCGTTTCTTCAAACGGCTGAACAGATATGGAAGGATTGCATTCCCTAAAATATTCCGGACAGAATTAAGGAATGCTTTAAGGACGGCCAAGTTCAGATGACATATTCTATATCTAGTGGTAAGGGGTTGATTTTGTGCTATATCTAGGTTCTTCTGGCCACTATACTACCGTGGGTAATTCGGAC